GAAATCAACGGGCCAGAACTAACCCAACAACAAGATTCTTCTGATGTCGGTAATATTATCCGATTTAACCCAAAAGGCACAGTTCATTAAATCTACTATTCCACCCTCCGGAAAACCATAGGTTTATTATAACACGTCTGGCTACTTTGTAAACCCCTAAAATAAATTAAATTTAGTTTTTAATTCAATATTTTTATGTTTACAAGAACAACAATTTATTATATAATAGTACATAATTAAAGGAGGCGACATGGCACGTTCAAAAAGAGCTAGCATACATTACGTTAATAACGCCGAGTTCTCTCAAGCTGTAGTAGAATATGTTACAGTAGTCCAAGAGGCCAAAAAACAAGATCAAAAACTTCCAGTCGTACCTGACTATATTGCTCAGTGTTTCTTACGAATCGCTGAAGGTTTGTCTCACAAATCTAATTTTATTCGCTATACATATCGCGAAGAGATGGTTATGGATGCAGTTGAAAATTGTCTAAAGGCTATTGAAAACTATAACATTGAAGCAGCAACAAGAACAGGTAAACCAAATGCTTTTGCTTATTTCACTCAAATTACTTGGTACGCATTTTTACGGCGTATTGCAAAAGAGAAAAAGCAACAAGATATTAAACTTAAATACTTAACAAAATCTGGCATCGAAAACTTTATGGTCAATGAACACGGTGATGATATGACCAACCAAGTTGCAGGTGCATTTATTGACACACTGCGCGGTCGTATTGAAAAAGTAAGACACGTTGATGCAGAAGTAAAAGAACTAGTACAAGAAGAAAAGAAAAAGCGTAAAAGAATCTCTAAGGGCGATTCAGATTTATCGGACTTTTTATCATGAAAATTGCAGTATTAAATGACACACATTGTGGTATTCGTAACTCTTCCGAAATCTTTCTCAACAATGCAGCAAAGTTTTATTCAGAAGTCTTTTTTCCTTACTGTCAAGAGAATGGGGTTGAACAAATCCTACACCTCGGGGATTATTATGACCACCGTAAATTTGTAAACTTTAAAGCACTTAATCATAATCGTAAACATTTTCTAGATCCCATGCGTAAGTATGGTATGAAAATGGATATTATTCCTGGTAACCATGATACGTATTACAAAAATACAAATGATCTAAATTCTCTTAAGGAATGTCTAGGTCATTATATGAACGAAATTCATATTGTTATGGAGCCAACTGTAATGGAATATGGTTCTCTAAAAATGGCACTCCTCCCTTGGATTAATCCAGAGAACTATGATTCATCAATGAAGTTCATTCAAGATTGTAAAGCCGATTGGTTAGGCGCACATCTTGAATTGAACGGATTTGAAATGATGCGAGGTATTAAGAATACACATGGTATGTCTGCCGAACTATTTAAAAAGTTTGAAATGGTTCTTACAGGTCACTTCCATTGTGCCTCAAAACAAGATAATATTTGGTATCTAGGCTCTCAGATGGAATTTTTCTGGTCTGATTGTGATGATCCAAAGTATTTTCATGTAATTGATACAGAGACACGTGAGGTAGAAAAAATCAGAAATCCTCACACTTTGTTCAAAAAAGTTGTTTACAATGACGACAAAATGGATTATAATAACTATAATATTGATGATTTCGATGGCAAATTGGTAAAAGTTGTTGTCATCAACAAATCGGATATATTTGGTTTTGATAGATTTATTGATAGGATCCAGAGTAAAAAGATTGTGGATCTTAAAATTGCAGAGAACTTTCAGGAATTTGCTGGTGAAAACATTGAAGATGAAAAGATTAACTTTGATGACACCCAGGAAATTGTTGATTCATACATCGATGCAGTTGACACTGATCTAGATAAAGATAAAATTAAAATCCAAGTACGTGAACTTATGACAGAAGCACAGGCTCTAGAATTTGCATGATTATATTCGGAAAATTGAGATACAAAAACTTCCTTTCATCAGGAAATACATTTACCGAAATACAATTAGATAGATCTAAATCTACTTTAGTTGTCGGACAAAATGGTGCTGGTAAATCCACAATGTTGGATGCCATATCGTTTGGTCTTTTTGGTAAGGCCCACAGAAACATTAATAAAACTCAACTGGTCAACTCAATTAATAATAAAGGTTGTCTGGTTGAGGTTGAATTTGCTATCGGTGGTAATCAATTTAAAGTCTGCCGCGGCATTAAACCTGGCATCTTTGAAATTTGGAAAAATGGTACGATGATTAACCAATCATCTCATGCCAAGGAATATCAAAAGATTCTGGAACAAAATATTCTAAAATTAAATCACAAATCGTTTCATCAAGTAGTTGTATTGGGTAGTTCTTCATTCGTCCCATTTATGCAATTACCTAGTGGTCACAGACGCGAAGTGATCGAAGATTTACTTGATATCAATGTGTTCTCTAAGATGAATATTCTCTTACGTGAAAGAAATACTCAACTTAAAGATAAGATTACAGGTATTAATTATGATATTGATATTGTAAAAACAAAAATTGATGCTCAGAGAAAATACATTAGAGATATTAATGATTTGATTGGTCAGAATATCTCTAAGAAAAAAGATGATATTGCTAAATTTCAATTAGAAATCTCTGATCTTCAGAGTGCAAATGCAAAATACTCTTCATTTAATGAGACAAAACAAAAACCAATTGAAGATGAATTGGCTAGTCTCAATGATAAGAAACAAGCACTTCTGCAATATACTGCACAATTTAAGCAGCAAATGGCTACGGTGGCAAAAGATGCAAAATTTTATGAAACCAATGAGGAATGCCCAACATGTTCCCAGGATATTAGTCCTGAACTTAGAGAAGAAAAACTCACGTTTGCCAAAGGTAAAGCAAAAGAACTTAAATCGGCAATGGATAGGGCGATTATCGAGTCAACTTCTATTGAAGAGAGTATTGGCCGGGCAAATGATGCTTTCTCAATCATCCGGGAAAACCAATCTCACATTCATTCTAACAATCAAGCGATCAGTCGGTTACAGACACATATTCAGTCTCTTGAAAGCGATTTGACTGGACCTGAATCAACTGACTTGGAAAAAGCAAAGGATGATCTTTCTGAATTTGAGGATAATAAATCAAATTCATTGGAACAGAAAATGAAATATTCTGAGGAATATAGTTATAATGCAGTTATTGTTGAGATGCTAAAAGATACTGGTATTAAAACAAAAATCATTAAACAATATTTGCCTGTGATGAATAAATTAGTGAATCAGTATCTACAGATCTTGGACTTTTTTGTGCACTTCCATTTGGATGAATCATTCCAAGAAGTAATTAGATCACGGCATAGAGATGAGTTTAGTTATGATTCATTTAGTGAAGGTGAGAAACAAAGGATTGACCTAGCACTACTCTTTACTTGGAGACAAGTTGCAAAGATGAAGAACTCTGTTGCAACAAACCTACTAATCCTTGATGAGACCTTTGACTCATCTCTGGATCACGATGGTGTTGAAAATCTATTAAAGATTCTATATACACTCAATGATGACACAAACGTATTTGTCATTTCGCATAAGGGTGAAATCCTTGATGGTAAATTTAATAATAAAATAGAATTTATTAAGGAAAAAAACTTTAGCCGAATGAAAATGGGTTTACAAGCCAATGAACTTGTGTTATAATATACATAATAAATCTTTTGGAGAAATAATATGGAACTAAGTGAAAACACCCTTGACGTCCTGAAAAACTTTTCTGGTATCAATCAGAACATGATGATTAAACAGGGCAATACAATTAAAACAATTTCAGAGGCTCGTAACGTATTGGCAACTGCCACTGTTGCCGAAGAGTTTCCTCAAAATATAGGCATCTATGATCTTAACGAGTTCATTGGTGTACTTGGTCTAGTCGATGGTCCTAGGCTAAAATTTGCAGATGAATATGTTACTGTTTCAGATTCAACTGGCCGATCAAAAGTTAAGTACTTCTTCTCACCAGAAGAGACATTGACTGCCCCATCTAAAGATATTAACATGCCGGAAACGGAAGTTAAATTTGTTCTTACTACTGAAACACTGAACAAGATCAAAAGAGCCGCATCCACTCTTGGTCATGATGAAGTGTCGATCACTGGTAAGGATGGTGCTATTAACCTATCAGTAGTTGATAGCCAAAACTCAACCTCGAATGCATTTTCGATCGACATTGAGGGTGAGTTCCCCGAGACAAACTTTAAGTTTATCCTTGGTATTTCTAATCTTAAAATCCTTACAGGTGATTATGATGTTGAAATCTCATCCAAGCTTATTAGTTGTTTCAAACATAAAGACGTTAACGTAAAATATTGGATTGCCCTAGAAAAGACATCTACCTTCGGAGGATAAATTATGTCAGAACCAGATAAGTATGATCACCTTTGTACACTTGCCAATCAAGTGTCACGTTCAACAGTAGCAGTCATTGATGCTATGTCACAACGTGGTGCCGTAAAAGGTGAGGAAATGTCAACCCTTGGTAAACTACGCGATGATGCCGTACAAGTTATCCAAGTTGTTGAGAACATCCAACAAGAAAAAGCAATGGAAGAAGAATAAGGTATTTACATGCCTGTAAATATGTGATATAATTAATTTTTGTTATGAAGGACTATAAATGTCTAATGATTTTCTCTGGGTCGAAAAATATCGGCCGCGTACCATTGCTGATGCCATCCTACCAGATGGTCTAAAACAAACTTTCCAAAAGATCATTGATACCGGTGAATTGCCAAATATGCTTTTCACCGGTACTGCTGGCCTAGGTAAAACTACCGTGGCTCGTGCTCTATGTAATGAGCTTGATCTGGACCATATTGTAATTAATGGTTCTGAGGAAGGTAATATTGACACACTACGGACTAAGATTAAACAATTTGCTTCTACTGTTTCACTGCAAGGTGGTTACAAAGTAGTTATTCTCGATGAGGCTGATTATCTAAACCCACAATCATTTCAACCGGCCTTGCGTGGCTTTATCGAAGAGTTTGCAAATAACTGCCGATTTATTCTTACATGTAATTTTAAAAATCGTATCATCGAACCTTTGCATTCTCGGTGTGGTGTATATGAATTTAATACAACTAAAAAAGACATGGCTCAACTTATGTCTAACTTTATGGATCGTGTAACTGCTATCCTTGAGGCAGAAAAAGTTGAATGTGATAAAAAAATCCTTGCACAACTTATCATGAAATTTGCACCAGATTGGCGTAGAGTTTTAAATGAGTTACAAAGATATAGTATCGGTTCAAGTAGCATTGATTCAGGTATTCTAGTAAATATCTCTGATAAAAACTATGATGATCTATTCGTCTACCTAAAATCAAAAGACTTTAAAAAGATGCGCGGTTGGGTTGTCAATAATATTGATACAGATGCTTCTGCTATCTTTAGAGCAATGTATGATCGAATGAGTGATAAGGTTGAACCACAATCAATTCCTCAATTGGTTCTCATTCTTGCAGACTACCAATATAAAAATGCCTTTGTTGCAGATCATGAATTAAATGTTGTTGCATGTCTTACGGAGGTAATGGCCAATGTCCAATTCAATTAGATTAACACTTTATACTCAAACAAATTGTGTATTTTGTGAGATCATGAAATCTAAACTTGATGATTGGGGTTACAAATATGATGTAGTCAATATCCAAATTCGTACTGAAGCAAAAGCTTTTATGAAAATTGCTGGCCATAAAACTGTACCTCAACTCTACTGGAATAAAGTTCATTTGAATAAAGTTGATACAGATGACTTTACCAAGGAAATCCTAGAAGATCAATTGGATCTAGACAACTATGCTGGTGGGGTAGAATACTTTGGCAGATAAGGAAACCACTACATTTATTATCGCAATGATGCTAGGACTTTTAAGTAGCTTTCATTCATTATGGCTTGGATGGGTTGTAGGTCTAGGCGCATATATCTTTTTTCGTTGGGTACAGCGTGGACCAAATAATGGCTGGGATGAGGATCAACTATGAATCCATTTGATTATTTAAATGCAATTAATGATACCAAAAAAGATATCATGGTAGATGACATTGCTGAAAAGGGTTATGCACCATTTATGGTAAATCGTGGCCTTTCTTATTTTAATGATACTGTTCTATTCGCTAATGAGATGAATCGCTACCACCACCTAGATCATAGGCTACAATTTGACTTTTATATAAATATAATTCGAAAGCGTAAACGGTTCTCTAAATGGATGAAACCTGATACTGCTAGTGACGTGGAAGTTGTTAAGGAATATTATGGCTATAGTAATGAAAAAGCCCGCCAAGCCTTGACCCTTCTCACATCTGAACAGATTAATGAATTGAAGAAAAAGGTTTATAAAGGTGGAAGAAAATAATAACATTGTCGAATGGACACCAGGATCAATGCTGGAAATAACATTGAACGAGCCTGATGATTTCCTAAAAGTTAGAGAAACACTTACGCGTATTGGTGTTGCATCTCGTAAAGATAGAAAACTATTTCAGTCGTGCCATATTCTACATAAGCAAGGTAGATATTTTATTGTGCATTTTAAAGAACTCTTTCTATTGGATGGTAAAAAATCCAATTTAGAAGAGAATGATATTGCTCGTAGAAATACAATTGCACAATTGATGAGTGATTGGGGTTTGATTAGTATTGAGGTTGGTGGTAATATCGAACCACTTGCTCCAATGAGACAAATTAAAATTATTCCTTTTAAAGAAAAGAATGATTGGGAACTTTGTCCAAAATATAATATCGGAAATAAATAAAAGTTTTATATATATTATCGGATGCCGAGAGATCGGGTCCACTCAACTGTCCATAAAACGGAGGTTAACATGACAGGAACTTACGCACTGCCTAGACAGGCATTTATTGGGTTCGATCGTATGTTCGATCAACTCGAAAATATCCACAGCCAAGCAAAGGATACTTATCCACCACATAATGTTGTACGAGAAGAAGAATTTAAGTACATCGTGGAACTTGCCGTTGCTGGATTTTCTGAAGATGATATTACCCTAGAAGTGAAGGATCATATCTTAACCGTATCTGCTTCTCGTGAACAGAGACGTGAACAAGATAAGTATCTTCATAAGGGTATTTCAGCGAGGAAGTTCAAAAAGTCATTTCGTCTCTCAGAATATACTGAGGTACGAGGAGCTGAAATGAAGGATGGAATTCTTGCCATTGGATTGGAAGTAGTCCTACCTGAAGAGAAGCGTCCCCAGACAATTAAAATTAATAGTCATAAGGGGAAATCAAATGACACAAATAGCACTAAAAGGTTGTTCTCTCGGTC